TCTACCTATTTTTTCTTCTACCATTCTACGATAAGCAGGGTCGCTTTCGTATCTTGGGTCATTCATAGCTTCTGTAACTTGTGCAACACTAGCAAATGCGTCTTTAGAAACAGCATCACTTGTACCTTCAAATAAAGAAGGTTGTTTAGGATTTGCACCTGCTTTTGTAAGTAAACCTTGAACTGCAAATTTAGCAGTTTCAATATCTCCACCTTCAACCATATCATTAAATACTTTAACTTCTGCGTCAGATAGATTGTCTGATGCCCATTGAACAAGTTCGTTATATGCTTCTTGTCCACCTGCTACATCTTGAATTTGTTTAGTATTAGTATCAGAGATTAATTTTTGTCCCTCTATATAACTATCAACTAAACTTTTATCTAAACCTTGTTTAGCTAATTCAGAATAACTCTTTTCAGAAAGTTCTCCATTTTCAGCAAACTCATTATAGAATTTATCTAAGCCTTGTTGTGGTGCTTCTTCTGTTTTTTCTTCAGCAGGTTTAGCTTCTTCTGTAGGTCTCGCAGAAAATTCTTTTTCCAACGCACCATACGCTTTAGCCAGTTCTTCTGCATTAGAGAATTTTTCAGGCAACCATTCTGGTCTGTCTTCTGATGTTTGCATTTCAGTTTTTGGTTCTGAGACGCTAATTCCTTCTCCATCTGCATTGACACTAAGGTCTTTAGTAATATCAACACCTTCTTTTTTTAATTGTTCTGCTGATTGCTCTAATGTTAAATTATTTGCATCATCAGGTTTTACTTCTAGTCTATCTGTACTCATATTTTTTACTCCATATTCTCAACTGAAACATCTCCAGTTTCATTATTTAAGGCTAAACCTTTACCACTGTCAGTAATGTGTCTTCCTGCTTCAATGGCAACTCTTGGGTCAGCTAACGCTTGTTGTGCTAACTGTTGTTGTTGAGCCTGTTGTTGTTCTTGTTGGATTTGTTCTTGGTCTTTAAGTAAACCTTGTGTGTCCACACCATTTGCTATTGCAAACTTCTTAATGGCATCATCAAGATTTATATGTTGTGCAAGTACATCAGCTCCTAGCGTTCCTGCTAAATCTTGCATGAACTGTAAAAGTCTAATTCTGTCACTTGCTCTACCTAACGCTTCTAAACCAACAATGATTTTAGGGCGTACTATTTTCTTAGGTAAATCTGGTAATAATTTTTGGTCTCTTAATATATTTATTTTTGCATTGATGTATGGAAGTTGAAACTCAGTTGTAAGTATTCCATAAACTCCACCCAAAGCATCTTGCAATTCTTGTGCTACTAATTGAACTTCTGTAGCTGTAACTCTTTCTGCTTGTCTTTGTACTGACGAATTAAGTAAAAAAGCATACTGTAATCTTTGCTCTATTCTATTCATCATTTCAAATGACACTCTAAAATCAGCAAACTTATTAGCTTGTAGTACTGATACATCTCCTGAAGAACCTTCAATAATCGCACCATTTGGTGCTTTAGCTATAGATGATGCTCTAGTAGTTCCATTAGGAGCTACCATAAATAACATTTTAGCTGATGCTGAAGAACCTTCTAAAATTGCTCTTGTTAATCCTTCTAAACTTTTTAAATCTCCAAGATAACTTTCACAGTGTGAACGACCATAATCCATTCCATCAACTCTATTAAATCTTAAAGCGATAAAAGGTAGTTGGTCTATTTTATATTTACCTTTTAAAATTATTTGCTTTCCACATTCTTGCATTAATGTGTAGCCTTTGGCTTCTCTTGTTACGCAAGTATATAAATCTAATTCTTTATTTTCATATTCTTCTTTTGATTTACCTGCAATAATCGCATTTCTAACTTCTTCAGGTAAAGTATCTAAATTAACTACTTCTTTAATAATAATTTTTAATATATTTCCTTGTGCATCTCTTTTAACTACATAGTTTTCTAATCTATAAACTCTAAGACCACTTTCTGTAATTTTTAATAATACATTGCCAGAAACTATCAAATTTTTCAGGGCTTCGTATACAGCAACTCTGTCATTGGAAACTTCCATGTTATCCATAATTGCTTTTTCAATTCCTGATAAACCTTGTTCAATAGAACTTTTTGTTTTTGGGTCTCCTTGAATTTGTTTAAAAACTAAATCATCTACACTTAATCTAAAGAAGGGAGCATGTGGTGGGAATAAAGCTAACATCAATTTAGATGCCAAGTTCATTACACCTCTAGCACCAACTGATTGATATGGTGTTCTGTATTCTGTAGCTTCGTTATTACCTTTGTCTGGGAAAAGAGTTGGAATAGTTAGTTCGGCACAATCTCTTGCTCTTTCTAAATATGTTTCTCTATTAAGCTCTAATTTATTGTATTGTGATTGTACTGAAGTTCTATCTTCAGTAACTTTGTCTCCTAAAACATATCGTTCCATTAAATTATTTACGCACTAGGTAAATTCAAGCCTGACTTAGTAAGACCTGAACTAGCTAAAGGTATTCTTAATGAACCTCTACCAGTTCTTCTTCTAGAAGCTGATGAAGCAACATTAACATTTCTTCCACTCGCATCTGCACTTGCAGGAGCATTTTGCTTTGTCGTAGCACCTGAAACACTTGGTGGTGTTGCAGGAATTGGCTCAGGCATTGGTGGTGGAGCAGGAGCTTTTACTGATACACACATATTTGCTATTCCTCTTGTATTTGTTTTTGTTTGATTAAATGATTAACAACTGACCTTTGCCCACCTTTGAAGTAGACTTCTTTTTCAGTATCTTTTAAGTCAGCAGATTTCTCTGGGAAAATACTATCCAAGTAATCTATTAGTTCTTTACTAATTGTTGGATTTGGTACTTTTCTTGTCATTAGATACTCCTAAAGTGGAACTTTTTATAGATTTTCTCTTTTCAGCTATTTCCCCTGCGATTGCAGAGTAACCACAGGCATCAACATAATCGTCAGGATTATGCTGACCTGCTTGTGTTCTAGCTATCTTTAGTAAAGCCATAAGATTAGCTACATCTTCTGGCAATATTGTTAGATTTAACTTGAACTTATTTGCTAAATAAGAAGTCCATAATCTTGCAATATTCTCATGGTTTTCTACCTTATCCCCATGCTTATCTTCTCTGTCTTTACTAACTAGCTTTTTGGTTTTCTCTAAAATGTCTGTAGTGTTCATACTCATAACTCCATAGTTTCGGTTGATTTGTTTGATAATCGTACTCGCCTTCTCTTAAAATTCTGGCAAGTCTTGCTTGATGGTAGGCATCATCAATAGAATAATCATTTCTATAATATTCTTGAAGTACTGCTTCCCAACAATCTTTTATGTTTTTCTTATCATTAAGAACTCTTGATGCTTTCACATGTCCACAACCAACTACACCTTTGTAACCATCAGTTTGGTCTCCAGTTAATACTTGTGTGCAAAAATTATAGTCTGCTTTTTCTTCATCTATAAATTCAATCTGGTCATCAATGATACAACACTGCCATGCAGGAATTGTTCTCATATCTTTATCGCCAGAAATAATTACACAATTATCTTTGTGTTCTCCTGTAGCTAATAAACCTATAGCATCATCAGCTTCTAGATTTGGATAACAAATAGTGTGATGTGTTTCTTCAATCCATTTTCTCATTGGAGCATAAGAAACAGGTTTTCTTATTTTTTTTCTGTGAGACTTATAATAACTATCAATTTTTTTTCTAAAATTTTCTTTATCTGAAAAACAAATAATAGCGTCTTTAGATTTTGTTAAATCCCAATAGTAAGCAATAGCTTGTGTGAATAATTGTTTACCTTTTTTTAAATCTGAACTTAAAGTCCAAATATCATCTCCCCAGTCAATAGCTTCTTCCAAAGAGGAAGTAATCTTGTAGACTAGTAGGTCTCCATCAACTAACATTTTTTTATTCTTGTTAGCAAAGAATTTATTCATATTACTCATTTTAGCTTTATTCGCACTGTGCAAATGAAAATGAGCTTCATCTAACTGCGTCATAGTTTTATCTCCTTTAGTTTTAGTATGTTTGATTTTGGTATTACTGTTGAGTTACCACCCTCATTAACTGACCCATCATCATTGAAGTTGATGTCGCCAATAAATATAAATTTTTCTTTTGATGAATGGATTAACCAACCCATTGTTATACAAACTGCTGTCTTTGATTTTTTTATTTGCTGTAATGGCGACCAACTACTGTCGCTAATTATGT